AGCGCAAGATACTCCATCCTTAGTTATTTATATTACCTTTCCCACCCCCCACTTAGGTTCCTTTTTAACAATTTGGCCATGCTTTAGAAGGATCAACACACCCCTGCACATGCGCATAGTCGTCTATATTTCCTTTCCAGTCTGGAACAGCTTTAATATGACCCTCAGTAAAATAATAACACTTATTTTTCCAATGTTCATCGGGGTGTATATCGGTACGGTGTCCATATCCCTTGAAACCATGTTTTTTGGCAAATACTCTACAATCTTCAATCGTACCCATATTTTCCGACCACGGTTCCCTGTTTTCATGTGGACCTAAGTTGTATCCCGGAATCACTTTCGTGCTATCAGCCGCCTGGTCGAATCTGCACCCACTCGTAATGGTTTTCTTAGGATTTGTACATGCCATAGCATTACTATCATGAACTTCTAATTTGATTCCACCAGTATACGGATTGAATGCATTCTTTTCGAAGAAACAAGTGTTTGGATGTTCGCCGTTTTTGGAATTTCTCATACCGAAAGCAGCGTATTTAAGCTCCTTAGCTTTAGCAGCGCATTTTTCCCATGTCATATCCTTGTTCCATTCGAAACCTGCACCTAAAGCACTTACATGTGTACCACCACTCCCTGTATTATACCACCCTGTAGCCATGTCAACATTAGCATATGGCTTATCTGTCCTATAATACCATTGCCACCCATGTAATGGAGACGGATTTCTCATTATATTTGTTGATATATCGGGATATCCTTTAACATAACAGTTTTTACTATCCTTATGGTAAGACAATCCTATACAATCTTCCTTATCCATACAGATTTTCTTACATGCCTCAAACTCTACGTTTGGGTGATTTTTAACATCTCCACCCCACCTATCAAGTCCCGCGATACCCATTTTTAACTCCTTTTTAGGAGGTTTTGGATCAGTTTTAGTGGCTCCAGTAGGTCCTGTGGCTCCAGTAGGTCCTGTGGCTCCAGTAGGTCCTGTGGCTCCAGTAGCTCCAGTAGGTCCAGTAGGTTTAGATTTAGAAAAATTCACAACAACAACTACAATAGTGATAATTACAGCTAAACCTACAAAAACCCACACCCAACGGTTACCACCACGTGATCTTTTAGAAGATTCTTTATTCCTGAGATTTCTGGATGTAAGTCGTGTGAGATTTATGGCTGGAGGTTGTGTGGGATTTATGGCTGGAAGTTGTGTGGCACTTCCTTGATAAGTAGTCATTATATTATACGTATACAAATTTATTTATGTATAATATAATGGAACGTTCTATTACATTCGAAGCTATAGTAGTTGGAATTATAAACCTACTTATGTTTATAATAACTAATGCGTTATTTACTAATCTGAATGTATTCTTAAAAATTTTCCTGACTGGTGTTTTTGTGCATATTTTCTTTGAGTTTTCTCCATTTGGAAATCTAAATGAAAAATGGTGCCGTGCAACATTTTCAACCCCCTCTTAATCTTAATACCAGATGAAGCGTACTTTCTTTTTGAATATTATAGTCTGACAACGTTCTTCCATCTTCTAATTGTTTTCCTGCGAAAATCAAACGCTGCTGATCGGGTGGTATACCTTCTTTATCCTGAATCTTCGCTTTTATATTTTCAATTGTATCCGAAGATTCAACTTCCAGTGTAATAGTTTTGCCAGTCAAGGTTTTCACGAAAATCTGCATTTACATTACAATGAACTCAATCTTCTAAGTATTTTTTTTTATCATTCGTACTTTTCAATAAATGTTTTGTTGCTGGTCGAAGTATCTTTTTAGGAGCTGATGGACATTCTGGTTCTGTAGTGATAACCTGCTTCCATATTATTCTCTGTACATCTGTACAAAGCTGATTAGTCGCCTGACAAAAGGCGAGTTTAAGATCGTATGTAACAAGTGGTATGTAATCTTCAGACATTTACATTTATAATAATTCTACGTCCCACTTAGGTACGGCAATAACAATTTGTTCCCCAGCTTCATTAACTGCTATTACATATTTGTAAATCGTTTCAGGAATTATTGATCTTCTGTTGTCGTCATAGTCGTTCTTGATCTCATTAAACGAATATGTTCGAGATCTACATCCAAGATGAATTTCTTTAACCATGCTGGTAAAATTTCCCATACCGTAAATTCAGAAGTTCTTTCACGAATGACGTTGTATACAGCCTGAACCCACATGTTATTTCACTTACGCTTTCTTTTTTTATCTGTGTAAACATTAGATGGTTGTTTCATTACAAGATGTACCAAAAAAAGTGCAATATATTACTATCGATTCACAATACGTACATGGTACAAATAATACGTTCACGGTTGATTTTTCATTAGAGTCTAATATTCACATCGAAGAAATGAACAAAGTAATAGGTATAAAGATGGTTGACTTTTACGTGACACAAGTTGGTCAAAGTGATGCCACTGGTAATACTAATGTAGCCAAATACATAGATGTAGTATGTCCGGATGTACCGACAGTTGCACAGATGTTAGATGAAAGAAAGGGACAAATATTAGCCAGGGTACCGTTGGAAAGAAGTTTTACTGGGAGTACATCTTTTATAATGAGAGATAAACAATGGAAATCGTTCAATCGTGTTACTAATTATTTTAATCCTATATCAATCCAGAAATTACACTTTAATATATATGAATCACAAGGTGATGGGGATTATGAACTACTTCAACCAACCGTATCATTCTACATGGTGTTGGAAATAACAACCATAGATGTAAAAGAGAAACCTATTAATAAAGATGTTCAAATTCTAGAAGCTTTACATACTCTTATCGGGAAGATTGATACCCTGAACAAAAACGTTCACAAACTACCGGATAAGAAACCTGAGAAAAAGAAAAAATTTTCATTCAATTATTTACTTCTATTAATAGCGAGTTTAATAGGAGGTTATGTTTTTTATATTAATAAATTTAAACCTTTACAGTAGTCTTCTTACGGGTGGTTTTTTTAGTCACCGGAGAAGCTTGTATAGGTTCTACACTCTCTGAAGATCCCTCATTCACTTTCTTTGTGTCGGCTGTATCCATATGAACGACACTCTCCTGAGGAATAGCGTCAATGATTTTGAGAAGAGTTGTGTACACGTGTTGCTTATCGAGACGGAGACGAAGAAGCTCCTTATGAATATCTTCTTTGATGGAATCCATGGTATTTATATATAAAAGAAAGATTATCTTTATAACAAATGTTATTCATTGGTCCAACACTTTTAAGTGGTATCGGACAACATCTAAAAAAATATGCTGATATGTTTACTGATAGTAAATATGTAGAATTAACCAATGATTTACCTGATAGTGACGAGGCGTTTATTTTTGCATTACCAGTTCAACATTGGCTTGAACGTATTCCTATGATGAAACAAAAATACTCTCGTTTATACTGTATGACTGTATGTGAAACCGAAACTGTTCACGAAGATTATGGAAAATTATTTAACCATTTCGATCGTGTGGCAGTTCCCAGTGAGTTTTGTCAGAGAGTGTTCTCTAAACAATTTCCAAATACAACATTTTATATCATACATGCACATATACCCAGGCCTGATAAGTATGTTTTTTATCACATAGGAAATGTTATGGATCCACGTAAAAATGTAAAAGGTATTTTAGAAGCATTCATTCGTCTGAATGAACCTACAACACATCTACTTATAAAGGCTACATGTAATTCAAATGTATCTATAAATCTACCACGAGTAAAAGTAATAAACGGTCTATTATCAGATGATGATATAGAAGATTTGCATAGAATCGGTGATTGTTATGTAAGTTTTTCACATTCTGAGGGAGTAGGTATGGGAGCTGTAGAAGCTGCTGTACGAAATAAACCTGTCATAATAACTGATTATGGAGGAGCGTCTGAGTATATTAAAACCCCTTATACCATTAAATGTACATTACAGGAGCTGGAGAAGGATGACTTTTTATTCAAAAAAGGTATGCAATGGGGAAATCCTGATGCGAGCCAACTCTTGGAATATATGCGCGACGCATTTGATAAAAAACTCAAATATATGGATCATTCACACACGAAACAATTAACCGACAAAGAAAATGTTTTAAATGAATTGTTGGTCAATAATGTACTGTGACAATAAAGCTATTATACCAGTGAGAATAGCTCCTGACGAGAGTGACCCCTTTTGTGAAATAAGAGACATATTCAGATCATCTATAAAACCTATACCAGTGGGTTTTTTTATGATTTCTGGAAGAAATTTCGCTATAATAAGATATACAATCATAGAAATAATTACAGGTTTGAGAGTCTCCTGTTCGAACATTTATGTATTAAAAGAAAATTTTTCACCTATTTCTACACTCATGCTATTTTTAGGAATGCTATGTTTTTTACAAAAATTCCCACACGTTGCTTTAAATGTACAGCGTTTACCTTTAAGAGTAGTCGACTGACAAATATTAGTATTGTGTTTTTGTTCCACAACCTGTTTAGGACTGTCTGTTATAAGTATAGATGATCGTGACTTTTTGTGTTCTGCATGTTGCACATACTTTGATTTCATTTTCATCACACTTCTTGCAAGATGTTCACATCGCGCATCAGGTGTCTTCACCCCATGGAGACGCATGGCATCACGAAGGCACTCGTCGTAAGACATTTTACTTTATAATTTTTATATTAAACGCGTTTACTTAGGTTGAAGATATCATTCTTCCCTCGACAGGTTGAACTCAAGTGATTAATGAGAAGTTGTCCGGAATTTTAACCACTTGGACTTCGTGACAAAAATGTGTTTCCGCTTCCGTGATGAGCGCTATGATCTCCTCACGAGTTATCATATCCTCGTCATTTTTATTATTACAGAATTTTGTTCTGAGTTTATTAATTAAATCTGATATTTCTGCCATGATAGGTTTTTCTAAATAATTGTCCTTTATAAATTTTATAGCCGGACTTTCACCATTATCAAAAAGCATGACCAATCTATTGAAAGAATCATCTAATCCTTTTTTAATATCTGCACATGATACATCATGTCCATTGATTTCAGATATATTCATTTTTATGAAATGACATATCAAACTATGTACATGTGATTTCAGACTATTTTCTATATTATCGAAGCTGTCTATAATTATATTTCCGCGTTTGATAGGCATGCCAAATATTTCATTTGGTATACTCTCACATGGCGGACACTCTTGTTTAGGACACTCTTGGGGGGGAGGAGGTATTGAGGGACATTCAAGTGGAGGAGTGGAGCATACTGGTGGGGGAGGTATTGGGGGGCATGATTCAGGTTTCTTTATTAAGAGGAAATATATAAGTAACCCTATTATTATTACTACGAGAAACCCAATTATACCTAAATAAATATTATTTGAATTGATAGAATTATTTTTTACGTTATTCATTTAAGGTATACAAACATAAAAAAATAATGTATTTGAAGTGGACATCTAAATGTTATAAATGTGAATGTCCATTAGAACCCAAAATAGTTACACGTGGAATTGTAAACAAATTATTTGTAAGGGAATATCAACGCATTAGACCTCTATTCCTAAAAAATAATCGAAAGTTTTATTCATTTGTTGGATTGACCGTTAAGAAGGTATGTTATGCATGTTATGTAAATAAAGTAAAAATACAACCTAAGTTACTCATGAACAGAGAAATTGGTAACATAAAACATATAATACCACGAAGCAAGTCAAAAACTGAATCTGAAATCGTAAATTGGTACGACGGACTTATACGAAGAGCTTACTTAAACAATATAAACGTAAATACGACATGACAGAAAGTATTCAAAAACTCACTCATGTTGAACATATTCTTAAAAGACCTGATTCATATGTTGGACCTGTATCAAGAGTCTATGAACCTTACTGGATTCGAGTTGATAATGGTTTCGAAAAGAAGATGCTCAATTACTCTCCCGCACTTTTAAAAATTTTTGATGAAATTTTGGTCAATGCTATTGATAGAAATTCTATGTATCCAAAAAATACCACATGTATTTCTGTACATATAGATAGGGATACGGGTATCATATCAGTTGAGAATAACGGACCATTAGGTGGTATCTCTATAAAAATGCATGAAAAGGAAAATATATGGAATCCTGAACTTACATTCGGTCACTTATTGACTAGTACAAATTATGACGACAATCAAAAAAGGGTTGTAGGTGGTCGCAATGGATATGGTGCTAAACTTGCAAATGTATATTCATCAGAATTTTCAATTACGATTAAAGATGGAGAAAACAAAAAAAAATATACACAACAATGGACAAACAATATGCGTACCTGTAATCAACCTATTATTAAATCATATGCTAGTGCATCATCATCCGTGTGTATTTCTTTCATCCCAGAATGGTATCTCTTTGGTATGTCTGGTATGGATGATGATATTTATAAAATATTCGAAAAACGTGTTTATGATGCAAACGTATGTACGTCTGGAAATTGCAAGGTTAAATTCCAAGGTGAAGTACTTCCGAAATGTACCCTTAATACATATGCGAAAATGTACACGAAGAGTGACGAAATTGTAACAGCATCGTGTGATAATTGGGTTGTATGTGTAGCTCCCAGTGACGACGGTTTCGAACAGGTGTCATTTGTAAATGGTATATGCACTTCTAAAGGTGGTACTCATGTGGACCATGTGATGAATGTTATTTCTAGTAGTGTCATTGAAGAGATGAAGAAGAAAATTCAACTCCGTCCGCATCAGGTGAAGAATGCTTTCATGGTATTCATAAAATCTACGTTGGTTAATCCAAGTTTCGGAAGTCAGGTAAAATCCGAATGTACATTGAAACCTCAAGAATTTGGTAGTAAATTTGATCCTCCTAAAATATTCGTAAAAAACATTCTCAAGACAAGTATTCAAAATGAATTATTGGCATTGTCGAAGTTCAAGGAATTGAAAGAATTGAAAAAGTCTGATGGTAATAGACGTTCAAAGATCACGGGTATCCCAAAGTTAGACGACGCTAATAAAGCTGGTACAACTGAATCTGGAAAGTGTACTCTCATTATCACAGAAGGCGACTCGGCGAAAACATTGGCAGTAGCCGGTTTGTCTATAGTTGGACGTGAGTACTATGGCGTTTTCCCCTTGAGAGGTAAATGTAAAAATGTTCGTGACGCCAGTGTGAAACAACTTACGGATAATAAGGAATTTAACGATCTCAAAAAGATTCTGGGACTGCAACAGGATAAAGTTTATAAGTCATTATCTGACCTCCGATACGGAAGACTTATGATCATGACAGATGCAGATGCAGATGGTAGTCATATCAAGGGATTGATTCTTAATATGATTCACTTCTTTTGGCCAAGTCTACTCGATCTAGGATTTGTAGTCAGTATGGTAACACCTATAATCAAGGCGACAAAGGGAACTACAGTCAAACCATTTTACACCGATTCATCTTTCCGTGAATGGTATGGTGATGGAAAACCCGGGTGGAAAATAAAATACTATAAGGGTCTTGGTACTTCCACATCGGCCGAAGCCCGTGAATACTTCAAGATTATAGATAATTTAACGGTACGTTTTGATCCAGATGAGACTACTACACAGTCAGTGATTCTTGCTTTCGACAAGACGAAAGCTGACGAAAGGAAAAGGTGGCTGCTCGAAAGTACTGAGAAAAAAAGTAATGAATTAGAAGTTGCATATGGTTCTGTCGACAGACTGGGTATAACGGATTTCATTCATCGAGATCTTGTGAATTTCAGTCTAGCTGACCTTAAACGATCGATTGCACACGTGTCAGATGGACTTAAACCATCGCAGAGAAAGGTGTTATACGCGTGCTTTACTCGAAATTTAACAAGTGAAATGAAGGTTGCGCAACTGGCAGCATATGTATCTGAAAAAACATCCTACCATCATGGTGAGGTATCACTTGCTGACACAATAGTAAAACTTGCCCATAGTTTTACAGGTTCAAATAATATTCATTTACTCGAACCATGTGGTCAATTTGGTACAAGGCTTATGGGTGGTAAAGATGCGAGTCAACCGAGATACATATTCACCAAATTGACAAAACATGCAAGACAACTCTATGATCAGAGAGATGATGCCATCTTAAAATACTTGGACGACGATGGAAAGGTAATTGAACCTGAACATTTTATCCCTATTATACCAACCGTGTTAATTAATGGTACAGAAGGTATAGGCACTGGTTTCAGTTGTTATGTACCTCCATACAACCCCGTGGATATATGTAACAACATCGAACGAATCGTAGACGGAAAAGACATGGTACCTATGAAACCATGGTTCAGGGGGTTTAAAGGTAAGATTTTCATGGATAACACGGGTTATTGGGTTGCGGAAGGATTATGGGTCGATCATGGAAAGAAAATAAAAATTACAGAGTTACCACCTGGTCGATGGACACAAGATTTCAAAGAATATCTTGATACACTCATCGATAAAAAGATTATTCAAACTTACATTAATAATAGTACTACGGAACATGTCGACTTTAATGTCATTGGATACACTGGTAATGATGTAGTGAAGGATTTCAAGTTACAAAAAACATTTCATACCACAAACATGCATCTCTTTCATCCTACCAAAGGTATACACAAATATAACTCACCCGAGGAAATACTTCAAGATTTCATGGAAATCAGGGTGGATGCGTACAAGAAACGAAAGGTACACATGATTAATGTATTAGAACAGCGTGTGAAGAAGAATACAAACATGTTCAAATTTGTAGACATGGTCATTAATGATAAGTTGGTGGTTTTCAAAAGAAAGAAAGATGAACTAGAAAAAGAAATGGAAACTCATTTCGACAAAATAAACGATTCCTTTGATTACCTCTTACACATTAAGACTTATCAATATACTCAAGAAGCAGTATCTACACTTATGTCCGAAACTGAAGAATTGAAAAGGGATCTTGAAACTTTGAAGGTAACTACATGTTCTGAAATGTGGAAAACCGATTTAAAAATTTGTCTACAATAAGATAATATGATTGTATCTGGAGCTGATACTGGAGCTACTGTCCGCCTTAATGCAATCGGAAAACAAGATGAATATCTGACACGCGAAGATCCTGAACATTCTTTATTTAAATATGAATACAAACAGCATTCGAATTTCACAAAATTTCATAGAAATACGAATATAAGAATACCCAGGGGCGAGACATCATGGCCGTTTGGTAAAACAGTGAAAGTTACTATGAACCCTAAAAACATGGGTGATCTGCTCAGCAACATGTATATATACATTAAATTTCCGGGTTTAAGCTTTGGTTCTAGATTAGCAGATCAGTTAGGAAGACATATAATAAAAACAGTTACAATGCGAGTTGATGAACAGGTTGTCGAAATTTTTCATGGTGATTGGGGTATTATTTACGACGAATTATATCTCGATGAATCAGAAAAAAGAACTAAACGTTATACACTGAATAGAAATCTCGCTGAAGATACGTCTTTAAGTGGTGCTAATCAACTTTTAACTATTTTCGAATCTGAGTTAATGATCCCAATACCCATGTTCTTTTCAAGAAAATATGAAGGTGATGAATATTCAACAAATAAACCAAATCGACCTTATTTTCCAGTGTGTGCGGTTCATAAACAAAAGATTGAATTTGAAATAGAGTTTCATCCACAGACTTTTTTTACGGATTCGAATGATACTATAAAATTAGATAGCTTTGACATTATTACAGAAGAAATGACTGTATCATCTGAAGAACGATCTTATCTTATGACACAAAAACAGGTATTCATCACAGATATCGTAAAGAAACATCCGACTACGTCAGGTACAGATGTCATAAAGATAGAATTAGTACCAGATATTCCTGTAAAGACACTTAATTGGTTTTTGAGAGATGAAAACTTTGAAACTATTCCAGGTGATCCAGAAGCATTCACTAATAGATTTAATTTTTCGACTAGTTCAGACTATTCCGTAATAAATTCATTCTTTGAACCTGTAATGGAAAGCGCAAAGTTGTTTATAAAGGGTCAAGATCTACCAAATTTACCATTAGCGAATAGTACATTTTATAAATATGTCATTCCATTAAATAGTAGACTGTCAAGACCATTAAGAAATATTTATACGTATACATTCTCGATGAATCCGATAAACGTGGAGCCGTCGGGAAGTTTAGATTTTGGGCAATTACAGTCTAATAAAACAGTATTGGATATTAAATTAAGAGAAAATCTAGGAAGAATTTTTACATTACATATATACTATGTTGGATATCAAACATTTATATTTCAAAATGGATATATGTCTATTCCTTACTAAATAATTTATTTTTATTCTGTTTAATATATTCGACTACATTATTTTTTATACACCATCTAATGAAATTCAATTGTGCTACTGTCGTGTTAATCTCTTGATGTGTAACAGGTATAACATACGCAATTTTTTCGGTTCTACAGAATGGATCGAACAACTTTTTACTATATCCATCTAAACTTGATTTGTACGCACAATGTACACTAAAATTTTTACCATCGGATGTTGTGTATGAAAGATTATTTTTTTTTGAATAATTTGTAATAAACCATTCGAGATTTCTGAGCGATATACCTCCGGATTTATTCAGAAGTTCTAAAAGCATGTTTCTATTTTCGGGTACTGAGTAAAATGTATTGATTGATGATAATAGAATATCCGATTTATTCATTATTACATAATAGTCGATAATTCTCTAAATTCATTAACTTTACTATGCGCTACATTGCAGGCTGGGCAATTCGGTTGCGGTGGTGAAGGATATGGGTGATTATGCCTTTTGTTTGTATTTGTACTACCACCTACGAGCTGAATAGGTCGTTTATCATTAACATGATGCATACAGTATCCTTCTAATACCGCCCTATTTTTACAAAGCGTTCCATCCTTCTTCACACCTAAACAAAATTCATTTCCTATGAGATCTTTTCTCGCAATCTTCAGTGGAACATGGTATAACTTAGAAACTTTCTCTACAACTTTACATAACTCTTCATGAACTCTTTTTTCTACTTCCGTTTCAATTAGTAATGCCACCTTTTCAGGTATGCCCATATAATACTATTGCTCTTCATTTTTAAATAAGTCATCTATCATTATATCTTTCTTCTTCTTCTTGTTTGACACTCTCGTCTTCTTCGGTGGTTTTGTGCGATTGATGAGTTCCCCGAATATTTCCTCTTTAGGATTTTGAAATAAGGGTTCCAATAAATCACATACCGGATTCATGAATTTGTTTTTGAAGTAATACACGTAATCAATCTTCAAATTATTCTCTTGGGTATATTTTGGATCCTCGGCTTTTTCGAAAGCTTTTGCACGGTGATCACCGATATCTATTAATAAATACGGTACACGATCACCAGACTGTGGTTCGGATCCAGGCTGTCTTTCGCGCATTTTATCCCTCACCCTTACATGAGACAGATTTGAAGATTTATACGAATCACCCAATTGCTGCGAAAGAATGAGCTTCTCTGGTGGTACGTCTCCCTCCAATAATTCAACTGCGCGTTTTCGAGCTAAAGCTTTGGGTGCCTCCGTATCCGGACTCTCCAATACAACATTCAACAACTCTTTACATACCTCTCGAACATGCGGTGTATTATCACGTCTGACGAGCTGCAAACCCTTCACATCTACATAATCCATGTTCATTTCACCATCTTTATTTTTTGTCCATAGCTTAGCAGCGTATCTTTTCTTAGAGTACAAAAAATACGGACAGTATACCTTTTCTAATTCCAAGTTATTAGGTTTTTTGAATAGTGTGTTACATGCCTCTGCTGCCTTCTCACCCAACTCCCAACTATATTTAATAGCATCAATACCAGTTCTATCCCCTACGTCAAATTCAACCATCACACTATCCGTATCACCATATCTCACCTTTGCACCCGGAAAATGCTTTTCGACGTAATTCTTCGTCTCCTCTATCATATTTCTACCCTTCATGGTCACCGTTGATGCTATAGGTACACACGGAAGCATGCCCACAGAAGCACCTGTGAAACCATATACAGAATTCATAGAAATTTTATAGGCCAATTGCTTACCGTTGAACATCCGTTTTGTCGCACCTGTCGATGCAGCCATGTCCTTTTTCGCCTGTTTACGAAATTGTTTAAGTTCCGCGAGAATGTTAGGCAATACACTAGGTACCCCTTGTGCAAAAACATGCTTCCCAAAACGTTCGTATGTGATGCCAGGTAAATTATCATACTTGGGATCTAATACAAGCGTAGAGTAGCATAAATTATGAGCCATCATGATGGATGGGTACAGACCCTCGAAATCGAGAGCTGTTATAGGTGTGTAATAAGCTCCTGCTTGCGCTTCTAACACGGTCGCCCCTTCATACCCCGTTGGATCCTTATATCCGTATTCAAAAGTAGGTACAATATATCCCAACTCCCGCGCTTTTTTTGTTAATTGACTAAAAACTTTGATCTGTTGTCCTCTTTCTACGAGATAGTTTAGCGGTACCCATGTCGCCTTAGCCATCTCTAAAAGATTCATAAGGGTAGAAAGCTTTTCCAGAAGTCTATGAGGCAACAACGTATCTTTTATACAATATTCAGCAACCTCACGAAGCTTCACGGGGTCGCCTTCTATAAATCTTGCAAACATCTCTTTTGGTGGCATATCAATTTTTTGGTCTCCGAGATACAGTTTAGCCACGTTGTCCAGTTTATAAGAATCAAGTTTATATTCCTTCTTAATCTCGTGGAATAAGTCGAAATAAAATCGCCCAGGTGTCGGTATTATTTTGAGTTTGTTATCACCCAATGCACTTGAAGATAAATTTTTCTTAACGAGATTACATGGATGAAGTTTTATTTTACTCATGAAGTAAAAATCAGCTGGACAATTATTGATAATAGCTCGTTTCATGATATACTCTAAATCAAAACCAAAAATGTTCCAACCAGTTATAATATCAACATCATGTGCGTTTATAAAGTTAGTGTACGATATTAATAGTTCTTTCTCTGTATCAAAGCTGTATATGTTACAATCATCCAATTGTGGATCAGTTTTTTTATAGCACAGACATGTCTTATTATAAGGTTTATCCGAACCGAATTTTGTAAGTGATATAGCGATTTGGAAACATGCATCACCCGGAACATCTGCATCTGGGAACTTACCAGTTGAACTATGACACTCTATATCCAATGACGCGACTACAAACGGTGCTATATTTGTAGTTTCAAGAGGCTTTAGCTTTTTCCAGTTTGAACATCTAATCTCGATTTTAGCACTCGTTAGATATTCCCTCACGCACGTAGCGTCACATGTATCTATCCATCCAGTTGATTGAATACCGGTTCTATGCATGAGTCTGAGTACTGGGTCGATATTCGCCTCGTATATTTTGGCATGTACATTTAGATTCTTCACCGTTGTCTTACGAAGTTTAGAAACTACTCGCCTTCTGTCCGCCAATGTTCGACAAAATATTTGAAAATATAGATTTTTTTCCCCGTTTTGAAAACCCCAAATATCTTTAAATTTTCCTTGTTTAATATCAATGATCATTCCCGGACATGTTTTATGAAGAGACTCGTGAACAAGATCAATCAAAGTACCTTTTGATATTGGTAGTTTGACGAAAAAATAAGGATAGAACGTTGTAGTCAGGCATACTGATGTACCGTCAATCGTTTTACCAAATATACATATAGTATGTTCGTTTTCGTCATATGAATCCCAGGTGAGTGCCTGAAACTGAACCATACTTCGTCATAGCGCTCAATTTTTAATATCCTTTATTAATAAATGTCTGCCGCGTTGATTGATCTCGTCGCCAAGGGTGCCCAGGATGCCTATATAACAGGGGATCCTCAAGTTTCCTTCTTCCGTCAAAACTACAAACGTCATACGAACTTTGCTATAAAGCCTGAACGCATGGATTATATAGGCACGTTCGGCCCTGGAAACGAAGTCACCATTCCCGTTCGTTCCAAGGGTGACCTCCTCAGTTACGTGTGGATCGAGGCTACCGATATCGCCATGGTTGGTGCTAACCCCCAAGGTCTTTTTTCAACTATCACAAATGATACAACCGAATTTAGTCTATACATAGGGGGTCAGGAAGTTTGTAAGCTCGATGCATTCTTCATTCAAGGTGTACAAAATATACTTTACAAAGATAACTCAGCTAAAACATCAACTACTATAACTACAGCTGAAATGAGTGACAATGCAAAGGGAAGCTCTGTTGGTTCCGATTATTTTATGATCCCATTCTTCTTCAGTGAAGATTGGACAAAATCTCTCCCACTGGTCGCACTTCAGTATCACTCGGTTGAGATCAGGATTAAATGTCGTTCATTGTTTAGTCCAGCTTCAACTCCTAAGGTGTTTGGTACATACGTGTATCTCGACACCGACGAGCGTCAGCATTTCGTGGATAATGAACATGAACTTCTCATTACACAATTACAGTATCAACC